GATCGTAGACCTAACCTAAAGGAAACTAACATGACTGGTATTGAATTATTTACGGCATTATTTGCAGTAGTCGGTGTGGCAGAGACTATCGTTAAGCCACTCTTCGGACTGTAACACCGTGTCCTGAGTACTGACGGTAAACTGCTCACCACAACCCGCAGGGCGTGCCTGAAAAACAGGAGACACTATGGCAAAGATTTACGGCTCGGTTTGGAAGCCTGAACCACGACCAAAGAAGACATCACAAGGTGCTAAACCTTCTCGTATCAAACGTAGCTCAATGAACAAGAGCAAGAAACGTTCGTATAAACCAACACGAGGACAAGGCTAATGTGGGTCATAGTCACCAGAGATCAGTGCAACTTTTGTGACACAGCTAAAGCTATGATGAAGGGTGCTGGTATCCCTTACGTCGAATACAATGTACAATCCGGTAGCAGCAAGTGGGTTCTCACTCTGTTAAAGATGTCTGGGTTGACAACAGTACCACAAATCTTTAAGCCTGACGGTACGCTTATTGGTGGTTACACAGAACTGAAGGAACACTTCATTGAAACCAGTCCGAAAGAGTTTTAATAGTGCACTCTATCAAGCCTACGATGCCCCTGCCCGTGAGGCTCTTGTCAATCACCTGACAAAGAAGGGCCACGTTATTGTTAGCCAGAGTGAAGACTACTTTGCTGACGTTGTGTCACAGAAACATGGCTACACATACTTCAATGAAGCCGAGGTAAAGGTAGCATGGGATGGTGATTGGCCTACACACTGGGCAGACATTCGTATCCCTGAGAGAAAGCAAAGGCTCTTGGACAAGTATGAAGGTGTGAATGGTGTTTTAAATTTCTACGTTTTTAACCGTGACCTGTCATCTGCTTGGCGGATTAAGGACACACTCTTGAAACAAGAAAACCTCAGAGAGGCATACGGCAGAAACATTCGTCGAGGCGAAAAGTTCTTCCACATTCCCTACACTGAGGCTCAATTGATTGTATTGTGATGGATGATTTCCCAGACAAACCCCGACGGACACGCCGCAAGACTAACTACAAAGGTGCTGACAAGAAGGCCACGTCAGGTTTAACACCACGAACAGATAACCAGAAGGCACTGATAGATGCTCTTAAAGAAAATTCTCAAGTCTTTATCCTCGGGCCTGCGGGCACTGGCAAGACGTATGTTACTGCTACTTATGCTGCCGACCTTTACACGACGAAAGAAATTGATAAAATCGTCATCACAAGACCTCACGTTGCCGTAGGTAAAGACATTGGCTACCTGCCTGGCACACTCGAAGAGAAGACTTACCCTTGGGCACTGCCTGTTCTTGATGTTCTACAGAAGCACTTGGGTAAGGGTGCAGTAGAAACAGGAATCAAGAACGGTAACATTGAGATGGCACCCTTGGCCCTTATGCGTGGTCGTAGTTTTGAGGATGCCTTCATCATCGTTGACGAATCTCAGAACATCACCACCCACGAATTGAAGATGCTCTTGACAAGGGTGGGCGAAGGATCTACCATCGTTCTGAATGGTGATATCCAACAGTCAGACCTAAAGGAAGCAGATGGTCTGTCAAAGGTTATTCACCTCGCAAAGAAACACATGCTGCCTGTCCCCATCATTGAGTTTGGCTTAGAAGATATTGTTCGTTCTGATATCTGCGCACAGTGGGTCAAGGTTTTCTATAAGGAGAAGATATGAAATACTCTACCGAATACCAAGTTGGTGGTGACCACTACACCAGTCAAGAGATCCAACCAATTGATTACATCCTAGCTAATGAGTTGGACTTTTGTGAGGGTAATATAATCAAGTATGTCACACGTTGGCGATACAAGAATGGTATCCAAGATTTGCGTAAGGCTCGTCATTACATTGACTTCTTGATTGAACATGCAGAAGGACAAGGAGAATGACAAAATGTTTACTGCACTAATCTTAGCTTGTAACTCTAGCTTTACCGAGTGTAAGACCTTTATGTATCCAGCTTTGTTTAACGAAGAGAAGCTATGTGTCTATACCTTACAAGGTGGCATCATGCAGGTAGAAAGCCAAGGACTGTTCGTTAAGGATTACGTCTGCTACCAATGGAAAGAAGAAGTCTAATAAAGGAAAAGGCCCCAAGGTTTAATACCAAGGGGCCTTATTTTATTTCTTCTTAGCTGTCTTAGCTGCTTTCTTGAAGGCCTTGTCAGTGGGTGCACCCTTCGATCCTGGCTTTCGCATCTTCTCACCACTGCCTTCTGCGATACGCTTACGCTTGGCGTGGATGTTTGCGTAAAGACCCTTGGCCATTACTTACCCTTCTTCATGCACTTGCCAGCAGCTTTACATTTAGCAGGGGTAGGACAACCAGCACATGGTTTGAACATGGGTGGTTTCTTTTTTGTCATGGGTTTCTTAGCCATTATTTCTTCCTCTTCTTCTGTTTAGCCTTACGTGCTACGTCCAATGCAATAGCCACGGCTTGTTTCTGGGGTTTGCCAGCCTTCATTTCCGTGCGGATATTCTCACTGACAGTCTTCTTACTGTAGCCCTTTTTCAACGGCATGTCTAGCACCTCACCATTTGTTTTGATTGACACCTATTAAGTATACAGCAAAAGCAAAGAGAGCCACAGCAGAAGATACCAAGAGGATTCCTATTGTCCATGTTATCACGGCATCCTTGACCTCTTGTCTACGGTATTCAGTTTTCTTGCGTTGTTCTCTAACTTTACGTAGTGTATCTTTGTATTGCTCTAAGCCTTTTTGTCCGTAAGTATAGCTTATGAGGGTTTCGACATCCCTCTTCATCTGCTCTATTTTCTTTTGAGCAGCAAATATCTCAATAGCCTCTGCCTCTGCACTGCCAGTCAGAGACTTCCATATGCTAGGGTTCTTGGCTTTCTCTGCAGCATAGTTGATGTCACTAACAGCACCAGCAAACTTACTCAAAGCAGAATAACAATCCTGACCAGCATGTGTCAGTTGTTTGATCTGACTTACGGCAGAAGCAGCCAGAGATAAGGCTGTGAGTGGATCTACCATTTTACTTTGTCAGCCCAGTAGGCTGCACTCATCTTACCCTTCTTGATGTTCTCTGCATGACGAGCCTTAAATGCTTTCTGACGTGCAGTAGGCTTCTTGTCACCAGTGACACCTTGCTGACCAAACCGAATGGTCTTGATCTTGTCACCTTCTTTGGCAACAACAACATGAGATTTAGTCGGATGGTTTGGTGTTCGTTTTGGTTTGTTAAAACCTTCAACACCAGCACGTTCTAGCCTTGGATCTTTCTTACTGGCCACGACCATCCTCCATCATCTCTCTAATAGCTTTAATGTTCTCATCAATACGTGCATTAAGGATTGACAACTCTTTGGTTGTCTCTTCCAGTTTCTCTAGACGTATTTCATGACGAGCTATGTCTTTCATGTTTGTCTCAACATTGCTATTCAGTGAGGATACATACCACACAAGAGCAAATGTTTGACCAACAATAGCAAAGATCAAAGTCAAAGGTACAGATTTAGACAGGTGCCAAGATTCATTCTTATCCACGGTAACGCCCCAGTGTTATTGTTTTTAGGAAGCCCCTCCAGATTTCGGCAGGGGAAGGAAGCATCCACCCAAGAACCAGCAAAACGATTACCCACATCGGAATGTCTTGGTTGAGGATTTTGATAGACTCTACTTTACCAGAAGAAGAGACTTGTGAGTTGTCTATGTTTACGTTCTCACCACTAACATCGGCACTATTGTCAATTACAGATTGGTTGTTTTCTTTACCTGCTTGAACATTGGCAGCTACGTTAGGGCCACCACCACCACCAAGCAGTGACAAAGGGTTAAGGCAACCACTCAGGGTTATGACAAGAAGTAAAGGGACTAGGTATCTCATTATTTCTCACCACCAGCCTGCCTTAGTTGGTTTGTCACGGTAACAGCACGGTTACCTACCTGCTGAGCATAAGCAGAAGAAGCTAGGTTATCTGCAGCAGCTTCCCAATCACCACGATCAAGCTGTGATCTCAGGTTTTCCCACTCGTAAGTTCCATCAGGTTTCTTCTTATTGTAGAAATCACCCATGTTGAACGTCAAGTCAAGGATAGCCTTCTTGCCTTCTTCACTCATGTCAGCATAGAAGGGATAAGACTCAGCGATCTTCTTGTACTTATCTAGGTCTTTAGCAAAGAGTTGGTTTACTTCTTCCTCTGGCATTGGGTTATCTTTGTTGTATTTAGCATAACCACTTTTTGCCAAGGCTTCGTCACTACCATCACCAATCAGGTGACCAATACCAATGGTCCAGAAACCACGGCTATCTTTGTAAGGGTAGTTTACTTGCCCCTCGTGGACAGCAATTTGATCTCGGATAACTTCGTCTAGTGTACCACTGCTCTTTGGCGTCTGCTGTGGTTGCTGCGGCTGTGGTTGTTGGTCAAGGATACCAAACTGAACAGCACTAGGAGCTGCTGTAGGGGCAGCTACAGGGGCAATAGCTTCAGGACGTGCCTGTGGACGTAGGGACTCTTCAGGGGCTGCTGTAGGACGTGCACGAGGACGTAGAGATGTACCCTCGGCAAGGTTTGAGATAGGCTCTCTAGCAGGCTCTGCGAGGGACTGAGTGATACCTAGGCTTTGACGAAGGTTTGCCAATCCTTCGGCATCCTGTTTGGCTAAAGCTTCTAGGATATCAGCAAAGTCCTGACGTTCTTGTGCTACTACAGGTTGGTCCTGTTGTTGTTGTTCCTGAACGGATTGACCAGTCGTTACAACAACACGAGAACGATCACCGAACATGCCTGCCATATCACCGGACCTTCTGTTCAATATCGCCATTGCGGTTGATGAAATACTCACCAATATCAAGAGACTCAAAAAGCTTTTCGTCAACATCTGTGTCATCTGACCACACAATCTGCCACGGGTTCTTCAGAGTACCAATATCTGGAACCTGAGTAGGCGCTTGAGTTTCTTGCATCATCATCTGGTCAAACTTAGTGGTATCTGCACCAAGACGACGCAGATTGTCCGAGTAGAATTTCAAGCCTTGTGTCTGACGTTGGATCTGACTGTATTGTTGGTAGGCTAAGTTAAGCTTCAAGCCTGCAGCTTCTACCTGACCACGATCAAAGGCAGACATACGGCGGCCACGATCAGCAATCATTGCAGTAACATCACCACCATAGTGCTTCGAGGCAAAGATACGAACAGTAGCCTTCTCTTTGTCATCAAGAGCAAAGACACTGCCTTGGTTTGCATCAAGGTCAAACTCTACCTTACCAATACCAGCAATCTTGAAGGCACTATCGGCAAGTGTGCCAGTCATAGCTGTGATCTCAATGTTTGCTTGAGCACGTAGTGCATCAGCCATACGAGCCTTAGCCAAGCTGGCACCATTCGGATCGAACTTCTCGGCCTCTTTCAGTTTGACAAAGACTTCATCGGTGAAAAGATTGCCAAGCTTACCTTTACCAACAAGAACATTGGACGTTGCAATGGCTACGGTGCTTTGACCAATACCAGCAAAGAAGTTGTCACGTTGCTCAGGCTTAACCATGTCTTCAGGTTTGACAAGGTTTGCTCGTGTGTTTGCAAAATCGATAACATCACGACGTTTCA